AAATATCCAGGTAGACAGAACTACGCTCAAAGTGATTGGCAGGTAAACAGCGATGTTAACCAACATCAAGTATTGTTTTTTGAATACAAAACATATCAAGATCAAGTATTTAAAATAAAACAAACTGAGCAAGGTTTAGAAAAAACATTAGAAAAGCCTGATACTTTTAATCCACCTCAGAGTGATAACTTTGAAAGAGCTTCAAGATCTATTGAGGTATTGTATACAGGAGCAAAAATTCTAGGCATGCAAGACACTATGTTAGAGTGGAAACTTGCTGAAAACATGACTAGACCTTATGGAGATACAGTTAAGGTTAATATGAATTATGTTATCTCAGCTCCTAGAATGTATCAAGGACGAATTGAATCTATAGTAAGTAGAACTACTGGTTTTGCTGATATGATTCAATTAACTCATTTAAAACTACAACAAGTTTTAGCAAGGTTGGTTCCTGACGGTGTTTACGTAGACGTAGATGGCTTAGCAGAGGTAGATCTAGGTAACGGAACTAACTATAATCCAGCAGAAGCACTAAACATGTATTTTCAGACTGGTACTATAGTAGGTAGATCACTTACTCAAGATGGTGAAATGAATAGAGGTAAAGTACCTATTCAAGAACTTCAAAGCTCTTCAGGCATATCTAAGATACAAGCTATGATTCAAACGTATCAATACTACCTACAAATGATACGTGATGTAACTGGATTAAACGAAGCTAGAGACGGAAGTGCGCCAGATAAAAATGCTTTAGTTGGATTACAGAAACTTGCAGCAGCTAACTCTAACACGGCTACAAGACATATACTACAGTCTTTAATGTATTTAACTATAAGATCTTGTGAAAATATAAGTTTAAGAGTTAGTGATATGTTACAGTTTCCGTTAACTAAAGCAGCGTTGTTAAATAGTATAAATGCTTTTAACGTATCTACTTTACAAGAAATTGATTCATTATCAATACATGACTTTGGTATATTTTTAGACCTAGAGCCAGACGAAGAAGATAAAGCTCAATTAGAAAAAAGCATACAAATAGCTTTACAGTCAGGTGGTATAAAATTAGCTGATGCCATTGATATAAGAGAAATACAAAATATAAAGTTAGCTAATACTTTATTAAAGTTTAGACAAGCTGAAAATCAAGCAGCTGAAAGAGCTGCTCAAATGGAAAACATACAAGCTCAAGCTCAAGCTAACGCTGAGTCTGCTGAAAAAGCAGCAGCGGCTGAAGTACAAAAACAACAAGCTTTAGCGCAGACAGAGGTTCAAATAGAACAAGCTAAGTCTCAGTTTGAAATAGAGCGCATGGAGCAAGAGGCTAATATTAAAAGAGGTTTGATGGCTGAGGAATTTAGTTATCAAATGAAGTTAGCGGAGATGCAAGCTCAAGCAACAGCTAAAAAAGAAGCTGAAATTGAAAATAGAAAAGACAAAAGATTACAAATGCAAGGCACTCAACAGAGTGAACTTATAGATCAAAGACAAAATGATCTACTGCCTAAAAACTTTGAATCATCTGGTAACGATAACTTAGATGGTTTTGGTTTAGAGCAATTTACCCCAAGATAGGGAATTATTAATTTTTATTATATTATATTATGTCAGAAGAAGTAAAACAAGAAGGAGAGTTTAAATTAAAAACTAAAACTCCTAAGATTAAAGGTCAGGGAAATATAGTACCTGAGGTAACCAAAGTAGATTTAAGTAAAAAACCAGAAGAAGATGCCGTTCAAACACAAGAGACAGATGATAGCAATGTTGTTGTCGAAGAATCAAAAGACAGTGGCAACAGCGAAGGAGTGGTTGAAGAAGTACGGGCCACCGAAGAAGAAGTAGCAGAATCTCCTATAGAACTAGTAGAAGATGAAGACGATAATAATGAAGAGGTCACAATGGTTGGAGGCACTGAAAGTCCCGACACCTCACAGAAACAAGAAAAAGTATTACCGCAAGCAGAAACACAAGAATTACCAGAAAACGTAGAAAAGCTAGTAGCTTTTATGAAGGAGACTGGTGGAACTGTTGAAGATTATGCTAGATTAAATGCTGATTATAGCAATGTAGACGGTGAAGCTTTGTTAATAGAATACTACAAACAATCTAAACCTCATTTAGATTCAGAAGAAATTCAATTTGTAATTGAAGATTCTTTTAAATTTGATGAAGATTTAGACGAAGCAAGAGATATTCGAAAGAAAAAGCTTGCATATAAAGAAGAAGTTGCAAAAGCCAAAAACTATTTGGATTCGCTTAAAGATAAATACTATGCAGAGATCAAGTTGAGACCTGGAGTTAATCAAGAGCAACAAAAAGCTATGGACTTTTTTAACCGATATAATGAAGAGCAAGAGCTCAATAAAGTTAACCAAAGTAGGTTCCACGACCAAACAAACAAGCTTCTTAACAATGAATTCAAAGGTTTTGATTTTAAAGTTGGAGAGAAGAAATTTAGGTATGGTATAAAAGACCCTGTTAAGGTTGCTGATAACCAAAAAGATATATCCACTTTCATTAAGACGTTCTTAAATGATAAAGGAGAAGTCGTAGATACAAAAGGTTATCATAAAGCTTTATACGCTGCGCGAAATGCAGATACAATAGCTAATCACTTTTATGAGCAAGGTAAAACCGATGCTATTAAAAATCAATTAGCTAAATCTAAAAACATAAGTACAGAGCCTCGCAAAACACAAGATGGTAATGTATTTATTGATGGGTTTAAAGTAAAAGCAGTTAGCGGTTTAGATTCTTCAAAGCTTAAAATTAAAACAAGAAAATTTAACAATTAAAATTAAAAATTATGGCAATAGCACCTAATTTTGGCTCGATAGTACCATCGCAGTCACAACAACTATTACAGTCTAACTATTTGCAGTTTAACACTGGAACTGGAAAAGACTTCGCACAACAGTACTTACCTGAAATCTACGAACAAGAAGTAGAGCGCTATGGAAACAGAACATTATCTGGATTCTTACGTATGGTTGGAGCTGAAATGCCAATGACATCGGATCAAGTTATTTGGTCAGAACAAAACAGATTACACGTCGCTTATGACAACTGTACTAACGATGATGCAAACGGTATCGGAATCCCAGTAGGAGCTGGTATTGTAAACGTTATTTCTCCCGGCCAAACTATTGTTCTTTTAGATCCAGCTGGAATTGAATTAAAAGCTGTAGTTACATCTTCAAACCCAGGAACTGGCGCTCTAGTTGTAGCTCCTTATACTGCTGCTAACACAGCTGCGCTTGCTGCTACTGGAATTAAGATTTTTGTATACGGTTCTGAATTCAACAAAGGATCTCAAACAACTAACTGGGACGGAGCTGCTGGAGCAATTACAGGAACTACTAACGTTAGTATTGACCCTACGTTTACTCAATTTAGCAATTCACCAATCATAATCCGTAGCAATTATACTATCAATGGATCTGACATGGCACAAATCGGTTGGGTCGAAGTAGCTACTGAAGACGGAACTTCTGGATACTTATGGTATCTAAAAGCAGAATCTGAAACTCGTTTACGTTTTGAAGACTACTTAGAAATGAGTGTAGTTGAAGGAGAACTTGCTGCTGCAGGATCTGGAGCTTTAGCTGGAGGATTTAAAGGTACGCAAGGTTTATTTGCTGCTATCGAAGATAGAGGTAATGTAGAAACAGCGTTTAGCGGAGCTAACTTAACTGACTTTGATAACATCTTAAAGAATTTAGATACTCAAGGAGCGATTGAAGAGAACATGCTTTTCTTAGACCGTACAACTTCATTAGAAATTGATGATATGTTAGCTGGTCTTTCTGCTGGAACTGCTGGTGGTACTGCTTATGGATTGTTTGAAAACTCTGAAGAAATGGCATTAAACCTAGGGTTTAGCGGTTTCCGTAGAGGATCTTATGATTTCTACAAAACAGACTGGAAATATCTAAATGATGCGTCTACTCGTGGAGCAACAACTGGAATCTCTTCTATTGAAGGAGTATTAGTACCAGCTGGAACTTCTACAGTTTACGATCAAATTTTAGGAACTAACATCCGTCGACCATTCTTACACGTACGATATAGAGCTTCTCAAACAGAAGATCGTCGTATGAAGTCTTGGTTAACTGGATCTGCTGGCGGTGCTTTCACTTCTAGTTTAGATGCAATGGACGTTAACTTCTTATCTGAAAGATGTTTAGTAGTACAAGCTGCTAACAACTTTGTATTGTTCAAAGGAGCATAAACAATTGGTAGACTTACCCTCGTTGAATCTACGGGGGTAATTCTTACCTTTATTAAACTATTAAATTTTATTATATTATGGCTAAAAAAGAAGTAATTAAAGATATATCATGGGAAGTAAAAGACAGAACTTATTTACTTACCGGAAGTAATAAACCGTTGACATTAAAAATTCCATCAAGACACAATGCTAGACATGCTCTACTGCATTATGATGAAAGTAATAATACGCAACGTGAAATAAGATATGCAACTAATCAAAATTCACCATTCAAAGACGAACAAGGTGGAGAAGCAACGTTAGGGCATATTGTTTTTAAAGAAGGAAGCTTGTTTGTTCCAAAAAAGAATCAAGTTCTTCAAAAAATATTATCGTTATATCACCCACTAAAAGGAGTTATATACTCTGAGTTAGATGTG